CCCTCATACTTCATAGATCCGTCACGGAGATAACCACCGCGACCCTCAATGATTTGTGCACTACCGAAACCGACCATTTGCAAAGCAAGTTGTGCGGCATAACGCGTGCCTTTGTACTTGTGAATCTCTACAGATGAACGGCAAACCTCTCTTTTGACGACCTCCGACCAATCCCTGTCCCAATCGATAACAGATAAGCCCCATGCCAGATAATCGAGCAGGTGTGCTGGGCAATTGTCAGGACTCCATAAAACACTGATATTGCTTGGGATATCTCTACTAAAAACGGCCTCTAGGCTAGTTTCCATAGCCGTTGAATTACTGGGTAATAAGCTAGACACCAATGCCACCATCACTTAATGTAATCGCTGTGCAATAAGGTGCTTGCTGATCGGTACAGATGATTTCAGAAAATCCGTTTAAAACCACGTTTTGTACGCCATTCAATCTTAAGGCCGCATAAACACCTGAAACGTTTATGTCATATCCAAGCTTGTGATTATTTGATACAAAATCATTGATTGAGGTATTGATCGCATCAATAATCACCTGATAGGACTCGCCTGGGTAAAGCGTTAAGGTTGCATCGATGCTGTAATTAATAATCTCTGCAGACTGCACTGTAGGGGTATCTGTCAAAGGTCTAACGCTATCTGCAGTTAAAGCGGCTAAGACTTGATCAGTCACTGCAGTTAAAACTGTGCCATCACCAATGCTGCTCAAAACCGTGACCCTTACGCCACCAGACACAGGGCTGTCTACCTTCACATCTTTAATGGTGCTATTTGTTGTCAATGTATGGTATTTATAACTGTCAATACTGCCAGCCGTTGAGAGCTGGTTATAAGCCAAAAGCAGACGCTGGCGAAAACGATCGTCACCTTCATACACAGCAGGCGTAGGTGGTGTGGTGGTATTATCTGCTGGCGTGATAATTTGGCGAGTGACTTGTAACCATGGCAACGCACTCAATGCATCCAGGTTTGGACCGGCGGCATAAGCCAGCATAATTTGGCTGGCTTTTTCATTGTGAGATTGTCTTATCTTCAATTCTCTGAGTGCGGCGACTTCCAGTACTTTTGTAATTGGGTCATGCTCTTCACTTGAATAGCTTGGCCAAAGTCCTAAAAATTCGGCCTTCATTTCGCTTAAGATTGTGGCGTAATCTAATGTCTCTATGGCGCTTGGGACTGGCAGCTTGCTTAAATCAATATTCATCTTGTAATCTCAATGCCTTGAATAGAATCGGTTATGCCGTTTTGTTTAAATACAACCGTTAAGCTGACTTTTCCTGATACGATTAAGTCAATGACAACCTGTTTAACGGTTAAATCATTAAAGCCATTTTGCTCACTGCTTAAAGCATCTAGTGCAGCCAGTTGTATTTCAAATGCTGTTGACTTATTTAGTGGGCGGTCAATCAGTGCTGGCAAGCGAGAGCCTTTTAAACGACGCATTGGAAATGTGCCCATACGCGTTGTTAAGCAGCTTTGAATACGGTCTTTTAGATAGTCTTGATCGGCTATTATTTTGCCTGTTGTTCTGTCAATGCCAATCATTGTGCTGGTCCCGTGCTACCACTACCGACCTGTACACCACCATGAGTGTGTTGTTTTAAGCTAATTCCGTTCGCCACTATGTCGCCATTTGAGCTTATATTGCCAACAGAAGTAATGCCGTTACCAGCCGAGATTGCCTGGCCAACTTGTAAGTTTCCAGTAATTGATGTGCTTCCATTTACAGTCTCATCACCATTCACGGTTACATCGCCATTCACTGTTAAGTCGCCATCAAAAGTAATGCCGCCACGGCTTGTCAGGTGAGTCGTAGCACCTGCAGGTAAAGCGGCATTCAGTTGATGGGTCTTTGCGTTGTATTCAATTTGGGCACCGTCTGCATGAATTGACCGATCAATCTTGTCGTCATTGGTGGTCGCTGGTTTTTGCGTTGAGTTTAAAGCGCCTAAAATAAGCCCTTCATATAAGCTACTCAAACAGGCTACTTGGGTGCCAATACTTAATGCATGGTTTTGTCTTGCGCTACCGGCGACTGGTGTGAGTGCTGGCATCCATGGCGATAACTCACTTGTGCTCATCCGCACTCGATACTGGTGCAAGTCTTTGCTTAAGTCTTGTTGTTCGATTTCACCGTAGGTTAAATTCATGACAAAATTACCGGATCTTCATTATTAACCGCTAAAGTTATTTCGGTTGCCAATACGCCGCTTAAATCAAACGCTGGGGCGCCTGTTAATAGAACTTGCTCGTAAGTTACAGTAAAACTGTCATAACCGCCCTTGCCTGGTCTAAATTCGCCAGGCTGGGCTTGTAAGTTTCCAGGGGCCTTTAAGTCATCGGGCATTGCCAGAAACTGATTACGCATAAAGTTCATCACTTGAGATGCAAAATCACGCACCTCAAGCTCAATGTTTGGTGTGGTATGGCCCAACACACAGTGCAATGCCATATTCAGCAGTAAAGGTGTCTTGCCAGCCCCATCAATATCACCGACACTCATTGACTCCACCTCAATTAAAACGGCTGGCGTATTAAGAGTTTCACCCACGCGATAATCCTCTACTGTTTGCAAAGCAGAGAAAGCATCTAGTAATGCTTGTTTTAGTTGGGTGTGGTAGTCATGTAGTTCGCTCATGGGTATAGATTAAGCTGGCAAGCGAATGCATGCCTGTGGGAAAGTGTTGTCTTATGGTTGCTTTATTTTGGAAAGTTCAAACCTAATTTCTTGCATTAAAATGGTTTTAAAACGCTCTTCACCACGGGAAACTAGCCGCTTAACAGCAATCTCTGCTCCTTTTCGAATATCAACTTTCTGCACATCAATCGGCAAACGCTTTCTAGATCGTCTAGCCCAGACCTGCCCAGCAAACTCCCCGTCACGACGAACAAAAGCTCCTTTAAAATAGTAATTCTTTACCCAAACACCACCACCGTATGAGTTGTCGGCTTTAGCATGACCAATTAAATGTGCGGCTATGGGTGCGACGCCTATCCAAACTGTCGCAGGTTTATTACGGATATCATAAATGCCGCTGGTAACTCGAATACGGAACTTTTTAAAGTGGCTAACGCCCAAGCCATACTGCTTAGAGATGTCACGGGCTATGTGTGTTGTAAACCATTTTGAAAGCTTTATTGTGGCCCGCTTAAAGGCTCGTTTAATGGCCTTCTCTTTAAGGGTATGCAATGTTTCAAGCGACCGTTTAAGCTCACTATCAGCCATGTGGACATTAAGCTCGATCATCTCCAGGTACCAGTGGTGGCTTTAGTAGTTGGCTCCTGTAGTTCAATTTTAGCAAAGCCGTTGTATTCGCTTTTTGCATTAAACTGCACCACTTCATAATCGATATTTCGCACAGTTACGATCGCTTCAATTAAGACCAAATCTGCTTCGGGTACATAAAGATAAATTTGCTTAAAATCCGTTTCAATATGCCCAATCTTTGCATCCAATCGGTTCATTTTGACCAGGCCTATTATTGGCTCCTGGTTTGATATAACCGTCTCGCCAATCTTAGAGAGCATGGCTTCAACTGCTTTGCGTTTAATCTCTTCAATCATATCAACCTCTACTGATTAAAAAAATAGCCAGAATAATCCGGCTATTTTGGGGGCTTAACCTAACCCACTCATTGAATGGGTTAGAGTAAGCATCTTAATTCAGTGAATTAAGCTGTTAGCTTGACTACGCCTTTAGGACGCGTGTTTAAGCTGATGGTGTTTGACTGAAGTTCTAAGTCAACGCCTTTGCCATACTTCATCACTTCTTGCTTAGCGTAGTACGGTAAGCCTTTAGTGTTGACTGTTTCCATATAGTCCGCTGGACCAAAGCGTGTAATGAACATGCCTGGTACACCAACTGGATATAAATAGGCTTCACCTGATGCGATAAAATCTTTACCGTCAACCGTAGCATCATATACTTGGAAAAGTACATCGCCGTACATAAAGCCATCACTCATATCACCACGAAGGGCCGCACCTTCTTGCCAGCGATCATAGGCCACTTTTACTTCGTCATGCCCAATAAAAGCATCAAAGAAGTCTGCTGAACATTTACAGCGCCACTCACGAATCAAAACAGAACCAAGAAGCTTGCTGGTCGCACGCTTTTTAGCGACAATAAGATTACGAACCTTAGTCGTTGATGTGCTTAAAGCCATTGCTTGTGTATCTTGCGTAATTCCAAAACGAGTATTGACATTTTCAAGTACGGTCGTACCATCAGCATCTAAAATCTTACCTTTCAATGCCCCCATACGCTGCCATTCAAGTGTCGCATCGTTATTGCGCTTCATACCTTCTAAAACACTGTTAACTTCAGAAACCATACCCTGTAGTTCACTTTCAGAACCAAAGGCACGTTTGTTTTGAATAGTGTCTGCCAAAATAGCATCTTCTTGGGAAAGATGGACTAAGTTAAATGGCACCATGATTGCCTTTGCACGGCCGTTAGTCTGACCAGAACCGCCACGCTGACTTGCTTTAACTAAAGCCAAGCTATCGCCTTTTTTCTCGACTTGTAGCGTTGTTGTGCTAATGCCGTCTTCTTCAAAAAGACCTTCAGCCCCAAGCTGACCTGGTACCTCTGCCATTTCGTTAACAGAAGCGGTTAGAGATGAAACGCTGAACGCATCATCGTTAAAAATATCTAGTGTTGGCATAACTAAGTTCTCCTATCGAACGAAAATGTTTTGTGAGGCAAAATCAACTTCAGCGGCAGCATCAAAGCCTGTCAATGAAACCTCTTTAACCTCTGCTAAGCGCATAATTGCAAGCCCTTTAACATCGGCAATCGCCGCATCTACTTGGCCGTATAAAATACCAGCGGCTACTTCTGTACCATCAGTTGCTGCTGGTGCATAAGCTGTATATTTGCCACTTAGTGTGATTTCTCCTAAAACCTGGCCTGCACTAAGCACGCCAGCCCCACTTACTACAGTGATCTCTTCACGCGAAATATGACCATTGCCTTCGCTTAAAAGAAACTCACCTGAACGAACTGATTCTGTTGCTGTTGCCATTACTATTTACCTCGTTGATTACGTTGATTGCGCTTAGCGTATACATTAGCTGTATTTACCTGCTTTTCTCCAGAACTAGCCTCAAGAACTGGTTCTGCGGTGCTGATCTCTTGTTCACCCGCAGTGACTGCGGCAAATAAATCGGCACGAACTTGAGCAGGACTTGTTTCCCCTTCAATGTAATGCCCTGCGACATCCGGCATTCCTGCCGCCGCACACATGGCTTTAATTTCAGCTTGCTCGGTAGTCGTTAAAGACTGTGGAGTGGAAGGCTCTGCTTTGCTTTCTGTGTTGATTGTATTATCAGCACTTGCAACAGCGTCTGCCTGTGGGAGAGTGTTGCTTTCTTCTGAGGATTCTGATGTTTCTATAGCAACATCATTACTCTCTGCTTCAGCCCCATCAGTTGCTTCAAGCTCTGCACTTGCATTTTCGGTTGGTAATTCAACAGGCGCTTCAGCGCTTGCCGTGATACCAATATCGGTATTTTCTGTAGGATTTAGTAGGCTATTCACTACATCACTAAAAGTGCCCACTCTGTCTGCAAAACCTGATTGAATCGCTTGATCACCATGAAAAGTACCTGCTTGAGTATCGCGAACAGCTTGTTCACTCATGGCTCGGTTACGCGCTACCGTTGAGACAAATAGGTCATATAGTCGATTGATTTCATCCTGTATAGATGCCCGCGCGGAATCAGCAAGTGGCTCATGCGGATTACCATCGATTTTGCGATCACCGGCATAGAGGTATTCAACCTTAATACCTGACTTTTTATTGCTTGCGCTTACATCGACGTGATAAGAGACCACACCCACCGAACCAACACCGCCGGTTCTACTTAGAACAATTTCATCACAAGCACTGGCAATGCCATAGCAAGCTGAATAAGCCATGTCATCCACTACCGCAATAATCGGCTTAATGCCTCGGCTCGCAAAGATATGGTCTGACAAATCAAACATGCCGGACGCTTCCCCACCTGCAGAATCAAGTCGCATCACAATGGTGCTGACATTGTCATCTGCTAGTGAAGCATCAAATGATTGAGTGATCTCTGCGTAAGACAGAGG